GGCGGAAGTCGCGCAGGCGCACGGTATTCACCGAGCCGGCGAGTGCGGCGAGCAGCCCCTCCAGCACGCCGGCCAGGCGCGCGTTCAGCGGATCGAAGGTGAGCTCAGCCACCCAGCGCGCGCCCTCGCGCCGCAGCACCTGCGTGGCGCGGGTGACGGCCGAGACGAAGCGCAGCGTGTTGGGCTGGAGGTAGAAGACCTGCCGCGACGGGCGCAACTCGGCGGGCCAGGCGTATTCCGTCATGCGCGCCCCTCCTCCTTACCCCCTGACGGTGTCGTAGGCCGCGCCGCCGCGGCGGATGGCATCCAGCGTCATCGCCGAGGCCTGGCGGGCGATCTGCCCGGCGAGCAGCCGCAGCCGGGCCTCGACACCGGCATCGGCCCCACGCGCGTCGATGTTGATGGTCTGCTGGATGACCGGGCCGCCGGGTGCGACGCCGTTCGGCAGGACGGTGCCGGCCTGGTCGGGCACGAACCACTCCGGGCCGCGCTCGCCGACGATGTAGGGCCGCCCGGCCGTGACCGGCCCGCCCTCAGCGCGGAACAGCCCGCCGAGCCAGGAGCCGATGCCGCTGAACATGCTGCCGAACGAGAACCCCGACAGCGCGGAGGACACGGCGTTGCCCAGCGGTTCGGTGATCGTGCGGCGGGCGATGATCCGCGCGATGTCCTGCAGCAGGCCTTGCATGACCTTGGACAGCCGCTCGCCCTTGACCACCGCGTCCTCGAAGGCGCTGCTGAAGCTGAGCCCGAGCTCGCGCACCGTGTCGTTGGTGCGCTCCGCGGCCGCCTCGACCCGGTTCTCCGCGCGCTCCAGCTCCTCCAAGGCCCGCTCGGCCTCGCGCTGCACGGTGGCGTCGGGAACGGGACGGCCGATCCGCTCCGACCGGACCACCAGGTCGGACAGCCGCTCCAGCCGCCGCTGGTAGCGCTCGTAGGCGGTCTCGTTGTCCTGGATCAGCCGCTCGCGCTCGCGCAAGATCTCGTTGACCTCGCGCTCCGCCTCGCGCGCCTCCCGCGCGCCCTCGGTGCTGGCGCGGCGGACGGCGGCGACGCGGGGTTCCAGCCGGCGCAGCGCCTCGTCGCGCTCCTGCAACGCCAGCGTCTCGAGGCGGGTGCGCTCGGCGGCGGTGACCGCGCCGGCCGCCTCTGCCTCGCGCAACCGGCGCACCCGCTCCTCGTACTCCCGGTTGATCCGGAAGCGATCGTCGAGGTCGCGGGTGAGCTCCTGGACATCCTGCGTCGCACGACGGCGACGGGCGTCGGCGGCGGCCTGGCCGGCGCGCTCCTGCTCCTCCAGCCGGCGGTTGAGCGACTCCCGCTCGGCGGTGTCGATCTCGGCCAGCGTGGCGAAGTAGTCGCGGCGCAACTCCTCCAGCCGCGCCCGGCTGTCAACGCCCGCCTGCTGCTCGGCAGTGCCGACCAGGCCCGGGCGGATGCTGCCGCGGCGGACCGGGGCGCGCAGGCTGTCGCGGCCGTCGCCCTCGCTCTCCAGCCGGCCGATCTGCGCCGAGAGCGCCTCGGCCTGGCGGCGGAGACCAGCGAGGCGTTCCTCCTCGCTGCGCAGGCCAGCGCCCTGGCGGACGCTGTCCACCGCGCGCGCTGCGGCCGAGAGGGCACGGGCCAGCGCATTGGAGAGGCCGATGGCGCGGTCGAGCTGGCCGAGGAAGTTCTCGGTGGCGGCCGTCAGCTGCCCGAAGGCGCGGCCGAGCGAGAGAGGCGCGCGGTCGAGTTCGGCGCCGAGGCGCTCGGTGGCGCGCAGCAGCGCAGGGAAGACCCGCTCGGCGGTGAGCTTGCCCTCGGAGCCGAGCTTGCGGAGCTCGCCGATCGAGACGCCGAGCTCGCGGGCCAGGCCCTCGGCCAGCAGCGGCATGGCCTCAAGGATGGAGCGCAACTCGTCGCCCTGCAGCACGCCGGAGGCCAGCGCCTGGGCGAGCTGGAGGGTGGCGGAGGAGATCTCCTGGGTGGAGGCGCCGGAGACGATGGCCACCCGCTGCAGCCCGCCGACGAGGCGCACCACCTGGTCCGAGGTGGCGCCGATCTCGCGGGCGGCGATCGAGAAGCGCTGGAAGGCGTCGACGCTCTCTGAGACCGCGACGCCGGTGGAGAGCGCGTTGCGATACAGCGCCTCGTAGACCTGCCCGGCGCGCGCGACCGAGCCGGTGGCGTTCTGCAGCCGGGAGAGGCCCTGGGTCAGCGTGTCGCCGGCCTGGACCAGGGCGCGGGCGGCGACGGCCACGCCGGCGATCTGGCTGCCGCGGATGGCGAGGTCGAGCAGCTCGAGCGACCGGGAGGCGCGCTCGGCGCCGCCCTTGATCTGGTCGAGGGAGCGCTGGCCGGCCTCGCCGACCTCGCGCAGCCCGGCCTTGACTCGGGCGGCGTCGTCCAGCGACAGGCGGACCGAGACGCGGCGCGTGGCGTCGGCCATGTCAGGTGGTCTCCCCCTCGCGGCGGGCGGTGGCGCCCTCGGCCATGCCGATGCGAATGGCAAGCAGCAGTTCGGCGGCGGCCCAGCCGGACGCGCCGAGGTCGCGCGCGGCGGCGAGCGCGCCGGCGGTGTCGAGGCTCAGCCCGCCCATCGTGGCCTCGGCGCAGGCCGTTCCTGCGGCCCATACGGCGGCGCCCTCGACGCTCGCGGGGGCGTGGGCGGCGTAGGGGCAAAGGGCGCCACAGTCGCGCCCAAGGGCCGCGCAACCGCGGCAGTATTCGGACCCGCGCCCGAAGTGCCAGGCGGCGCGGGCCCTCAGCCGTTTCCCTCGGCGGCCACCGCGGCGACCGGCGCGGTGGCGCGATCCCAGAAGGCGGCGGCGATGTCGTCGAGGTCCATCAGCCGCTCCACCGCCTCGGGCGAGAGCGGCAGCGGCTTGCCGGCGGCGTCGCCCACCCCCTCCCAGGCGGTGACGGCGTGCCGGGCCAGCGCCTTGACGAGGAAGGCGAAGGACAGGCCGCGCGCCATGTCGGGGTCGAGGTCCGGGTCCGCAGCGCGGATCGCCGCCAGCCGGCGCGCGGCGGCCGCCTGGGCGGCGGCCATGACGGCGGTGGTCACTGGCCGGATCTCCACGCGGACGCCGCGCGGCAGGTCGAGCCAATACGGCTCGGCCGGGAGTTCGAGGGTGAACATGCGGGGACTCCAGACTTGAAAACGGCTCCAGCCATGTCAAAGTCTGACATGCCGCAGGAGCAGGAGGGCGGAATGCCGAATGTGAGCCTGACGCCCGAGTTGGAGGGCTTCGCCGAAGCCTGTGTCGCCTCGGGCCGTTACGGCAACGTCAGCGAGGTGATGCGCGCCGCGCTGCGGCTGCTGCAGGCGCAGGAGGAGAAGCGCACGGCCTTCGTGCGCATGCTCGAGGCGGCGGAGCGCGAGGCCAACGAGACGGGCTGGTTCGAGGTCGATCAGGTCGCCGAGGAGATGGACGCGATCATCGCCGAGGCGGAAGCCAGGCGGGCGCGGGAGCAGGCCCGCTGAGCCCGACCGGCAGCCTTCGGGCAAGGCCCGATGGGCGGTAAGCGCCCGGCGATCCTCTCGGCGCAGGCCCGTCGTGACCTTGCCGAGGCGGCGGCGTTCATCGCCACCGACAATCCCGCCGCGGCCCGCCGCCTGCGCGAGCAGGTCGTTGCGGCTGCCGTCCGGATCGGGGCCTATCCGCGAATCGGGGTCGTCCGCCCCGCCCTGGCGCCGGAGGAGGTGCGCTTCCTGGTCGTCCCGGACTTCCCCTACGTGATCGTCTATCGGGCGACGGCGACCCCGCCGCGCATCCTGCGGGTCCTGCATGGCGCGCGCGACGTGCAGGGGCTGCTGCGTGACCTGCTCGGCGGCGCGTGATCCTCACGCGTACTCGCTCGCCTGCTGCTGGTTCCGGAGCACCACGGTCATCATGCGCGTCGCGGTGGCGTTGTAGGCCGCGCGGAACTCGAAATTCGCCTCGACGCCGGCGGGTCCCTCGATCGGGGTCTTGGCGACCGCCAGATAGACCTCGTGCAGCGTGAAGGTCAGGCTGCGGTCGGCGTCGATGGTGTAGGCGAAGGCGAACTCCGCTGGCGTGTTGTCCTGCGCCTGGGTCAGCAGCGTGGTGTCCGCGAAGCGCGCGGTGATCTGGCCGGTGGCGCGCGCGATGCCGGGATCCACGCCCTCGACCTTCCGGTCGGCGCGGATGGTGCGGACCACCTCCATGCCGTTGGCGTAGGTGAGCCGCGCCCCGGTCACCTGGGCGAGCGCGGCGCCGTTGCGGCTGATCGAGCCCTGCGCCTTGTGGAAGGCGGTGTAGGCGGCGCTGGTCGGCGTGCCGCCTGCGCTTGAGGCGCCGCGCGTCGAGCCCTGGCCCATCAGCCCGAAGGTCGCGGTGGCGGGCCCGGTCGGCGAGAAGTCGATCTCCAGCGTGTCGGCGCGCACGCCGGTGCAAAGGTCGTAGTTCGGCACGTCCGGATAGCCGATCTCGATGCTGTTGGACGGCAGCGCCGCGGCGCCCGAGCCGAAGCTGTGGACGAAGTTCGGGCTGGTGCCGGTGGTGGTGGGCGGGCCGAGCAGCAGGCGCAGCCAGTGCCCGATGTTGACGAGGTCCACCGGCACCACCGCCTGGCCCTGGACGGTGGCGGTGTCGAGGAAGGGGGCGGCGGGGTCGCGGCTGGAGCCCACGCCGATAACGTCGGCGTCGAGCAGCGGCTGCTCGGCGCCGAGATCGCAGGAGAGGAAGGGCACGCGCAGCCAGTCGCCCGCGGGCGCGGTGCCGTAGGTCGCCTCGGGTGTCATGAGCAGGCGGCAATTGGCGCCGATGGCACGGGGCATCGGGGGTCTCCGGGATCAGAGGGGCGTGGGGTGGTCAGGCCAGCGGCGAGCCGGCGACGGTGAAGAACAGCGCGACGGGGACCGAGGCAGCGCGGGCAGTGGCGCCACCCTCAAACTCGACATCCTCGAAACCGGGCGCACCGGGTTGCGCCCATTCCACCGCGCCGCCGAGCGTGCGGTCGGCGGTGACGGCCGCGGCGATAGCCACCAGCAGGGCGTCCAGCAGGGCGTTCCGGGCCGCCGGCGTCGCGCCGCCCACGGTGACCTCGACCTCGGCGCGATGCTCGATGGCCCAGGCGAGCGGCGAGAGGATCGCCGTCTCCTCCAAGGTCTCGCCATCGCGAATGACGACCAACCCACCGGGCGGCAGGCGCTGCGGCACGGTCTCGCCGCGCAGCACCACAGGTGCAGGGTTCCGCACCGCCAGGGCTGAGGCCAGGCGGGCATGCAGCGCCGCGATCGCAGTCGCGCGCACGCTCACGGCGCCGCCCTCCCACTCTCGCGCTCCCAGGCCGCGACAAAGCGCCGCGGCAGCCGGCGCAGGCCGCGCTCGGCGGCGCCCTTCACGTCCAGCCGCTTGGGGAGCTTCACCTGCGGCAGCAGCAGGAACATCGGCACCATGCCGCGCTCGAGCATGCCGCGCGCCCAGGCCTCGCGGCCCTTGCGGTTGCCGGTGCCGATCTCGGCGAGGCCACCGGCGATGAGGCGCGTGCGGCGGCGGCGGCCGGTCTGCTCGCCTTGGCGCAGCGGCAGGCACCACACGAAGCCCCGGCCGGACTGGAACGGGCGGAGGAAGCCCTGCCCGGAGGCGACCATCTGCGCCGGCGTGACGCGCAGGCCCTTCTCTCCCCGGCCCCGGCGCCCCCTCGCGGCATTAAAGCCGGTCGGGATGGCCAGGAACTTGCGACCGCCCTTGGCGCGGATCAGCGCGCCACGCTCGAAGGCGTCGATCACGTTCGGCACCTTGGTCCAGATGAGGCCGGCGGGACGCAGCGACTGGCCGGAACGGGGGAAGACCTGCGAGCGCCAGGCATGGGCGATCCCCCGCGCGTTGCCCCCGAAGGCGCTGGTCACCTGCCGCCGCAGTTCCTGCTTGACCTGCTCGGTCTCGGCGCGGATCGCCGTCATGGCCGCACGCTCACCCGCGCGCACTTCGGCCGCCAGCACCTGCCGCAGGTCGCCGAGGATGGTGGCGGCGAGCCTCACGGCCGGTCCTGACCTGGCGATAGTCCGGCGCGGTGGCGGATGATGGCCACCGCGAGGTCATGCAGCGCCGCCTGGCCGAGATAGCCGAACACGAAGGCGAAGAGGAACCGGCCGTATTCGTTGAACTCGAGGAAGCCCCCGAGGGCATAGCCGGCGCTGCCGACCAGCGCGGCGGAGGGCACCTCCCAGGCGAGGCACCAGCCGAAGCGCCGGCGTTCGGGGTGGTTCCAGCGCACGAAGCCGCCGGCGAGGCCGGCCGCGGCGCCGAGCAGCAGGTCGCGCAGCATCTCCAGCAGACTGGGGTCGTTCTGCGGCATGGTGTTCTCCTATCGCTGGCAGAACACGCGCCAGGCGGTGCCGGAGGCGTCGCGCTCGGCGTGGGTGACGGTGAGAAGCTCGGCGCCGAGGGCGAAGGTGTCTCCCGCGGCGACGTTTGGGAGCGTGGCGATGGCGACCGAGAGGACGTCGGTCGCCGAGAGGATCTCGGTGCCGAAGCCGC